ATACAGGTTAGCACCATGAATACACAGCCAACGTGCATCATCCCAGTTGTTGATGGCCATTGGATAGCCAAACTCTAGCATAGACTTAGACCAGTCGGCAGACTGAGGAGAGAGAAAGGTGCTGCTCGCATACTTGCGTGAGCGGAAGTCATTCTGCCACACGTAGTAGAACCTATCATACTTAGCAAACTGTTGTGCTATCTGTAGGGTACGCTCTACCTGTATGCGTTTGCTCACGCTGCGATTGTTCTCGGAGTAGATAAGATTACGCTTGCGTGACCAGTTGCGAAACTCAATTCTCTCTTCCTCAGTCATCTCGTCCTTCTCCTTATCGAAGTGATAGGGAGGAAGTGGTATGTCATCCTTTCCAGGTAGCTTACCCCATGACTGTCCATTGTCCCACAGGTTACGAATAACCTCTAGGATTTTGGTATTGATACGCCACTCAGTTTCTTGCAAGGCGTTCAGGCAGGAGTACTCTTCCGTTAGGTCTTGTCGCTCCAGTCTTCTGAGATGTTTCTTCAAACTCATCTGCGCCTCACTATTGATAGTTCATCCATAACATGTCCATGATACCCACCACCACGTACACTGTCCCACTTCTTAGGGAGTATGACACATGGTAGGAAGCGTGGCCGTGACGTTTCTATGTAGGTATTGAAGGCGTTGATCCACTCAACAGTACCCTCAGTAGGTTTGACATAGGTAGTCCTACGCTTACGCTCCGTCTGTTGCATGTCCAGTTTAACAATACCTGTGGTTTGTATGATGATGTCCACCATCTTGAAACCAATGTGTACTCGCTCTGCCTTCTCCCATTCTGTCTTCTGGTATCCGTCCTTGTTCATCTTGTGTGTCAACCCGTAGCGTCTAGCACCATAGGCCTTCTTCATAGCTTCACGTATTACGTTGTTGGCAACACTCCCTTCAGCCTGTAGCCACCTGTCTAGCCTGTCCTGCATCTCGATGTTAGCTCCTATGTTACGAGCTACATACAGCAGTGTGTTCTTTCTACTAAGACTATCGACTAGAGATACTAGTGACAGGTATGCTAGTTGTTCTATGTCCATATGGTTGAGACGTTTCCATGCTAAGTCTCTGGATTTATTTGTCGGGTTATCTAGCCACTCCTTTATACCCCTGCTTACATCGTCTACAAGGCTAGCTATGATAGCTCTACCATGTACTGTGTGTGATTCCCTACCAGCCTGTATTGACCTGTCCCTGGCCTTCCTAAAGCGTTGCACACCACCTGTTAGCATGTCCACTTCTAGCTCAAGTTGATGGTCAATCAGGTCTTGGTCAGTTTCTAAAGTTACAACCAAGATAGGACCCCCTTTCACATTATATATAACTTATGTTAGATATGTTAAACATACTCCTATACTCAGGACTAGCACAGTACCTAGCATGACTAGCATCTGTATACCAATGAGGTTCTCGTAGTCTCTGTCTAGAAACATGACACCAACCATTGCTGCTATACATATCAATCCTAGTGCTAACATTCCTCACCATAGTCTTCCTCCATCCACTGTTGAAGTCTGGTGGTAGTCTCGTACTGTCTTACCTCCTCCTCCCAGGATGTGTCACATGAGCTACAGTAACATTCAAAGATGTTATCAATAGCGAACAGCTTCTCTCCATCTGCTGATCCACAATAGGGACACTTAACAAATCCCATACTCATGTGCCTTCTCTCTCCTCCCTTATCCTGATCTTTCTCCCATCTATATATCCATGCTTGTACTTGATGTTGTACTGAGGCATTGACCTAGCGTCGTACTGATTATCATAATCTAGTAGGTGGTATCCATTGTGATACCCTATGACGTAGGCAAAGTCATACTTGTTACGCTTCATAGTACCTATACCCCTTCCACCATGATGGTTGTTGTGTGTACTTCCACGTAGCAAAGTGCTTCTCACCGTGGTAGTAGTTACGATAGGCCTGCACTGTGTCATCAGACTTGTACTCATCAGGCATACACTGTGGTGGTGGCTCGAAGCCTGCATCATCTATGTTCTCTGGTACTACTGATAGTCCATGCAGTAGGTCAGCAGACTTGTGTGGCTTACCAAACCGTTGCAGCTTCTCGTCTGCTAGATACCAGAACAGGTCTAGCGTCCACTTGTAGTGGTCTACACTAGCACGTACCCACTTGGTAGATGGATGGTTGATGTGACCCTTACCCATACGATAGAGGCTGTGTGTATCTGCATAGTCATCACCATCTAGATACCTATGTGCTGCACTCAGCATCTGTGCTGTCTCTAGTACCATCTTGCTGGCATGTTTGTCGCAGTGATAGCGTGCTGCTGTCTCTGGACAGTCGCTTAGATAGAAGATGTTCATACTGTGTTCTCCTCCGTCCCTGAATTACTGCCTGTTGCTTAGGCGAAATCTTAAACCTATTCATTAGGTAAGTCAACAGGCCAGTCATCATTAGCTACTGGATCAAACTCAAAAGAATACTGGTTCTCGAAGATAGCAAAGTCTCCCTTGATACATGCTGTCAGCACGTCAACCAGTTCCTCAGTAGTGTCAATGTGTACTGGATCACCTATCATCATGCCCTCATTCGAGATAGGCAGTATCTCTAGCTGTCCTGTTATGTCATCCTGATAGAACGAGATAAACTTATTCCCATCTAAGTCTAGTGTAATGTTAGACATTCTCACCCCCTCTATAAAAAAGTTACTGGTAATGGAAGATACCTAGTACTACTAGTACCTTATAGGCTTAACTGCTAGTAGTTCTAGTGGTAGCTCATACCATACATCTGTATCAGTTGCTAGACCATTAGGTGTAGACATTGTCGCATAGACTGTGACATTTAGGTAGTAATTGTCGTCCCTCCACACGTTTATATCTAGTACGTCGTCGTCAATTTCGTACTCTAGCCAGTCATCCTCATTATTCCACAGCTTCTCGCGTAGAATATACTTGACATAGCCTGCGATTTGGCTAACCGCCTTGTCAGATAGTTCTAGATTACTCATTAGTCCATCCTTTCCTCACAAAATATACCACAGTCTAGATCATAACTCTTCATAGGTCTACCCTTAGCGTTAGGGTCTAGGTCTTCTAGTGGTATGTACTTACTCTTAACCCTCACTAGTTTAGTTCCAATCCTCTTCGACTGTTCTAGTCTGTCGTTGAAGACATCAGGATGTGTTACCCTCAACCAGTTCCAATAGGTAGGTGAATTAACTTTAACACAGCCTAGACAATTAGCGTTGGGATGTCCATTCAAATATAAATCTGGTAGTCTAATCCCTGCATCTCTTATGACATCGAAGCACGCCTGCTTGTCAAAGCCACAGTTAATCAGAGGTGTTAGTAAGCTTTCTCTTTCGGTCAGCTTGAACCTCTCCGCTCTTTTCTTTTCTTCAGAGGTAAACCCTAGCACTGTCCAGTCTGGTTTGTGTATCTCCTCCCACTCCTGCCTTGGTTTCTTCTTAAGCTCGTAGGTACAAGGTGCGCCTGCAATGCCCGACATGTACTTTCTTTTATCCCATACTTCCTTCACTGATTGGTTGGGAAAAGTTGTAGATGTTACGTGCTTTATTGGATGCCCAAGCCACTCCGATACATCACGAAGAAACCTCTGGTTGTCCTCCCCCTCCTCTAGGATAGGGTTGTTTAGGATATGTATCTCGTTTGTATCCTGATACATATCAAGAGTTATCTTAGCAGCGACAGCACTAGCAGCACCGCACGAGAACCAGACAGCAATCTTCTGCCCTGGTTGTACCCCCTCTTGCATTAGTCCATCCTCGTTATGAAGTAGCCCTCGCTTGTAGGGATACCAATGATAGCATAGGGATAGAAGTACACAGTCCCCTGTGCTGTCCCCATCTTGGCTACGTAGGGCAAGTCCTCGTCCTCCTTGTAGGAGCTGATGTAGGTTCCGTCCTCATCTATAGCCCCTCCAAACTCATATAGTCCATAGCCATACCTCATATCTAGATACTTCTTCAAGTCGTCGCCGTTCAGCATGTTAAACTCTAGCACCCAGTGAGGCAGTACGCCTAGGCTTTCCAATAAATCCTCTGGCTTTGCGTCAAAGTCTTCAGTGTTTACTTCAAGATTTAGTTTCATGCTTCTCGTCCTTCTTACTTGGTCTCAGTACTACTAGGTGGTCATCTAGCCAAGACTTAGACCCCTCCCCTAGCTTCTCCTCTAGCTTCTTACGTAGTGCTTCCTCAAACTTATCCATAGTCTCACCCTCTCGTTGCTAGTTCTAGCCATACCTCTAGGCATATCTTCTGATCACCCTTAGGCATCGTGTAAAAGTACTCTGTGAATTTCTCACGGTCCGCCACACGCATCTTAAAGCGCACCCTAGACGCTCTATAAATTGCGTAGGCTCTCTCAAACTCAAGATTATTCATACCTACTCCCTATGCTATACCATGTATTCTACGCCACGTCACCCATGTGATAGCCTGTATCTCAAAGGCTTTTAGTGGCCTGCCGTTATACTTACACTGCCTACCTGCTGCTACGTAGGCCTGCTGAATCTCTATATACTCCTTCTTGCCCACGTTAGTCTTACCAGACGTTAGACCATGCCGCACACCATAATAGATATTCTTAGCGTGCCCATCTACCGTGCATGTGTCCTCGCCCATGATGTTGCGATAGAACGCTACAATTTTCTGACCATTAAGAATATCTATTACCCCATCATGGTCTGGCATCTCCTCTAGAATAGTCCAGGCCTTGCGCTTCATGGCGTTATACGTGGATACCTTGACGCTATCCATGTCCTCGCCTCGCACAAAAGCTCGCACAAGCTCTAGCGTATCGTTGGTGTTACGCTCCCACCTATTATTGGGCGAGAGTGCCGCACATACACCCACTACGATATGGAGCGGAACCTCAGTCTCTCGTGCTGTCCATAGACAGTCAGCAAGAGCGTTGGCATACCATACCACCCCGTCACGCATTTCTGCGGGCGTCGCTAGGTTATAGATTTTGACTATGTTATCTACACTCATAATGCTTTTCTCCTCGTCCAATGCTTAGAGGGTGCAACAATATAAGGAACCCTACACTGTTGCTCCCCTACTGTCAAACAGCTTTCACAATGTCACGTACTCCACCAAACTTGCGCTTGGAAAACATAGGCATTGATAGATAGTGGCTAGTCTTGCCAACGTGTAGGCCTGCAAAAGTCTCGCCCATAGATAGGCCGAACCTATTCTTAACGAGGCGCTTGCGCTTGCCGTACACTGCTACTGTTTTGCCCATGAATTTTGTCGTTTTGGTTTTCATTGCTTCTACTCCTAGATGCTAAGTAGGTGCATTATTACACCCTCTAAGCACTGGCAAAGAGGCACTCAATCCGCCTAAACGTACATATGGCACGCCCTCTTATCCCGTAGTCACTCCGTCAGAAGACAGAATGTGTAAGCCCTACTTACTCGCCCTGAGGATAGGCAGGAATTTTACCGCTCCGGTTCCTATATCTCTATAGTACTATCCTAGTCCCCTAGGCCGTTCGTATCTGCTACATTGTGGAATTTGCCACTAAGCAGGTTCCGTTTATTTGTAGTCCGTCGACTAGCAGGTTTTTTAGGTTGTCCTCGTCAACTCTGTTTTGACCTAGCAAGGTTGCCGTAGCTCTTATGCGCTTTCTTTCGGTCTATCGAAGGTTGTAGTAACTTGGAAAGTCATAGCGTCGTTTCGATGTTTAAAAATATGGACTAGGTAGTTTTGGATTGCAATAGCTAATTTCAAAAAAAGTTAAAAAAATTTGAAAAAAGTTTATACCTTTAAAATATAAAAGAATGTTCTGGTATTGTTCTGGATGGTTGAACATTGTGGAACATAGCAAGAACAGATAGAGAGAGACACACAAAATGTTGCACAAATGTCACACATGTTGCAGCCTGGCAACACAATGTTAAACATGTTGCAGATTCTGGTCTGACATGTTGCAGAATTGTTACACATGTTGCAAATTTGCCACAAGGGGGGTAACATGACCTCACAACTATTATACACCCCCTCAGATTTTTCTACCAATTTTAGACCATGTTCAACTAACCCGAAACAATCCTACATATAATACCCTCAACAGAGTACGACGAGGAGGACTAGGACCAGTGTTACACCCTATCAAACTATACTTTAACATTGTTAAAGATAAGTTATATATTAATGTTTCAAGGGTCCTATCCATGATGTAACTTTAGAAGCTAAGAAACCCATTCCGTTCTGGTTCTCGATGCCCTAAGTTAAGATGATTCATGAACTTATCTAGCTCCTGATCTAGTAGTTCATCCTTCCTAATCTGTATCTGATTGTCTGCATCTGCTGCCATCTGATCTACCCAGTACTGGCAAGCCATAGCTAGTACATCCAGTCTATCATCGTGAGCCAATGCTCCACGTTGTTTGGTAATCCTAGTCATCTGATAGGTAAGCATGTACTTCACACCCTTCTCAGGAGGCATATTCTGTACGCTATCGTAGTCCTTTTGTATTACCTTAGGGTCTATGACTAGTCTATGCTGGTTCATAATAGGCTCTAGCGTGTCTATGATACGCTGTTCCTTCTGTGTATTATGCCTAACCTCTTCCATAGTGCATGGGTATGTCTTAGTCATGTAGGGCTTTAGTAGCTCAGTGAACATACCATCACCAAAGTTACTCTCAATCAGTACTAGATTAACGCTATTCATCTTAGCCAAGTCTGTAAGATGCTGTAACGTACTAGCAGAGTAGCCACCCTCAATGCCACCAGCGTCTACAACATACAGAAAACCGTTTAACATCTTAACGATTGCGTATGCTGTCTCGTCACTACCACGACCAGAAGGGTCAATAGCCAGTACAGAGCCAGTATACTTAGCCCTACCTACTGTATCCTCTGGTGCATAGAACTTATCGCCACTCAAACCTACGTTAGGCAAGTCTGACATTGGCTTCATAACGCCATACACCATCTTCTCTGGTGCTGAGTCCCTGTCACAGGACATAATCATCAAGTCTGATAGCTTGAGTGGGTACTTGTTAGCGTCTGATAGGGACGTGTCTAACATGAACTGTAGGGCAAAGCCACTACGACCATAACTTAGCTCACGTTCTATCAGGTCTTCGTCGTCAAACCGTCTATCGTCCGTAGGAAGCCCGTACACAGCCTCCTGCTTCTCTACTAGGGTATCATATAGCAGAGGAGCAAGACGCCCACCGTAGGCCTTCTCAGAGCGTTCTAGAGTAGGATAACGAGCAGGCCATACTCTCATCTGGTATCCACGACTGAGTAGCGTGTTATACAGGCTCATCTCGTTCTGAGGAGTACCGAGGTAGATAATCTTACCATCAGGCTTTAACACAGCGTCAAATTCCTTGACACTCTCAGCCAGTCTCTCACGCATCATGTGCGTCATACTATTGTTAGGAACTTCTACGTCGTCAGCAATGATAACATCAGCACGAGAACCAGTAAGCTGTCCAGTAACACCCACAGACTTTACAGAGGGACTACCAGATGCCCTAGCAGGTGCAACGTCAAAGGCTATCTTAGACCACCTCTGACCATCCTTAGCAACCAGATGCTTGCATATAGGTAGCTCTGTAATAATCCTCTGGGTAAATGTAGAGAAGTCGTCAGCCCTAGCCTTGGATGCTGAGACCACCATAAACTTCTTATCAGGGTCTAGGAGTAGCTGGTGTACTACATAGGCAGCAGTGATGTAAGACTTACCTACACCACGAAAGGCTTCTATGATACAACGCTTGGGAGAGTTCTGTAGATAGTGAGCAATGTCGTACTGTACTGGAGTAGGCTCTGGTAAGTTGAGATGTTGCCATACTAGGTACGTAAAGTTCCTAAAGTCTCTCAGAGCCTCAGGGAAGGCCTTCTTCTTCGTCATAGGTTAAATCCTACCTTGAAAGTATAGATGCCCCCTCAGAGGCGCTTAAAACGCTTTTAAACGGTATTCTAGTCGTCGTACACTACTTGCATAGCATGACCACTCTTCTTACTTCTGGCCCAAACAGCGTTTATAGGAGCCACAGGAAAAGAGTAACCGCTTGTGTTATCTATACCTACAGCACCGTCTTTTGCATAAGTAAGTTCCATGATAGCTGATACCTGTAAATTAGCATTTGCACTACTAGCTTTTGCTCTAAACTCTAGATCAGTCTTTTCAGGAAATGTTAAGACTGTGGAGTAATTACGTGTAACAACATCATTAGCTGCTGTAAAAGCGTCTTGTGTTCTAAATACGCCATTAGGTTCTCTAGCAACTAAGCGTACAGTACCAAACTTGTTATTTTGTTCTGTATGCACAGCTACGTCTGTTTGTTTTAAATATGCAGTATATCCAGCAGGTACTGTCCAAAGACACATTTGGGTTTGATAATCGCCATTAACAAAAGCATATGTTGTACCACCATTAGTAATAGAGATATTTCCTGTAGGTTCTTGACTTCCTGAAACATAGGCACGAAATACTCTTATAAATGTTTCAGTAGTAGTAAATGTACCAGCCCCTGCAAGAGTAACCGTTACACTTTGTTCGTTATAGTTTGCGTCTAAACCTTGTACAGTAATCTCTACACCATTATCAGTAGCACCTGCACTACTAATAACAGTCATAGGTAAAGCGCTAGTAGGATATGTGTATAGTCCTCCACCTTCCCAAACAGTTTCTTCAACATCTTGAATTACTTGATTAAATCCAAATTTATATACACTAGCATCACCAACAATAGAACCAGAAGCAGCACCTATTACTTTAAAAGAAGTTGTAGGTTCGTCGGTATTTGATCCTAATCCTATCTCAATGCTGTCACTATTTGTATTATTTATAACACTTAAATAAGTTCTGTTTACATTATCATCTACAAGTTTTACCCATGTATTTGCAGAAAGTACTACATCTAATATTTTTAGTGTAGCGTTAAATCCTTCTCTCACTGTACCTGCTCCGCAACATTAAAGGGTAGAGACTCCAGAAGACCAGCCATAGGACTTTCTGCTGTGATTACATCTAGGGATGCACCATTATCTTTAAGAAACTTAACAGCAACTGACAGTTCACTTGCCGTTGCCTCACCACTCTGTACACGAGCCAGTAGTTCATTGGTTACAGCTTCGTGCAACACGTCCATCAGTTTATGTTCTGTCATGCCTTCTTCTTCTTATACTTATCAGTGTTAGGTTTCTTCTTAGGAAACCCTGCCTGCATATTAGCGTAAGCCTTTGGAGTTATTGTAGATTTACTCTTAGGACGACTAGTCCCTGCTCTCCTACGTTTGTTTATATTTTCGTATAAGCTCATGTTTACACCAGTTCAAAATGTGGAGCATCAATAAAGGGACGCTTACCCTGTTCTCGTCTAGTAGCAATATAGGACTGCATTGCCTCCTCCATTGTACTATTCCATTCTCGTATGTCAGGAACTGTCCACGCAGCACCCCAACGTAGTGGAACCTCTAAGTCAACCGCAGCCTGCTTCATTGCGTCTGCTATGTCGTCGTACAAGTTTAGTTCCCAACTACCTCTTGACCCTATGTATGCCATAAGGTCTACGGCTCTACCATCAAGATGTTTGGACTTCATAGTCTGAGATGCACCAGAAGCTACAAGAGCCTCCTGCTCCTCCCATGTACGTAGGCCGCAAATAACACCAAAGTCAACTTTAGTTAAATGTATGGCCCTCATAACTACTATCTTAAGTTTTTCTTCAACACCCTGAAGTTTTTCTAGACTACGTTTGGACAGTTCAAAACTCATTTAGTTTTTCCTTTTAGCTTTTCTACAGTACGGAGGCCACCAAGACCAAGCATACCTAACAATACTGTCATTAGACTATCCATGTCAAAGACAGGTAAGACTGGTGCTGGTACTCCTGCGTAAGAAAAGCCAAAGATTGTAACAGGGGCTAAGACAAAATGCCACAGCATTGCAAAGGATAGTCCCCAACCAAGAAAGGGTCTCCATCCTGCAACGAACATACTACGATGTTGTGCCTCTGTCTTATTTATTTCTATCTGACCCATAGCAGCTTCATGTGCCTGCTTAGTTGCTAGCGTAGCTATCTCATGGGCCAGAGCGTTCTTCTGGTCTTTATCTTCTATAAATTTATCTAGTAGTCCTGTTACTGGACCTATCAGAGCCTGTATCATAAACCTTTTCTCTCATTCGCTACGGGAATATGCTTACCATTGTGAATGTGTAACTGATGATCCATCTCCTTGCGTAGTTGAGCTACGGTTGAGGATAGCTCTGCCATAGCTATATGGTCA